GGCGGCCTCGTAGGTCTGATAGGCAGCGCTCGAGGCGCTCAGCGAGCGCTGGATGGCGGCGAGATTGGCCTGCAGGGCGGAGGCGGCATTAGTCGGCGCACTCTTGTCGATCACATCCTTCAGGGCGTCGCGCTGGCGCTGCGCCTCGAGTGCGGTGTTCTGTTGCGCGCGGCGCGCAGCATCCGCCTGGTCCTGCGCGATGCGCTGGCTCAGTTGCGCCGCCTGCCGCGTGAGGTCCGCCCGATTCGCGCTGCTCAACTCCGGGATCCGCCCGGCGCTGATGTCCTCGCCGGTGGGCGTGCCGATGCCGGTGCGCAACTGGCGGTTGACGGCGTCGAGCTGCTGCTGAAGGGATGGCGGGCTCGCGATCCCCGCCCACGCGTTACCCGCGGCAGTCTTGATCTTGTCCCATAGGCCCGGCAGGCTCGCGAGCGACTCCTTCAACTTGGCGGCGCGCTCGTTCTCGGCGTCGAGGTAACCGCGCTGGGCCACGGCCGCCGCGTCAGCGGTGCGCCCCTGCTCATCGAGCGCCCTGATCTGCTCGTAGAGTTCGATGGTGAGGAAGTGCGCCTGCTTGTTGAGCGCCACCGCCGCATCCAGTGGCCTTTCACCAAGCGCGGCAAACTGCTTGATCGTGTCTTCGACCGGTACATTGCCGGCGTGCTGGAGCGCAACGGCCGCGGCGCCTATTTCCCGTAGCAGGCTGCCGGTGATCTGCCCGCTCGCAACGGCGGCGTTGAGCGCTGCGGCGGCCTCGCTACGCGTACCTGCGACTTTCGCGATGCCGTCGGCCATCGCGGACAATTGCGAAGCCGTAACGCCGGCCGCATTGCCCGACAGAACGATGGCTTGCTGAAAAGCGTGCTGCTCGTTCTGCGCATCCGTGAGCGCCTTGGCATAGAGAAGCGCCGCGCCCGCTGCGGCCCCGATGACGAGCGCGAGCGGGGAGATATATCCGGCAAGAGCGGTCGCAGCGTTGCCGATGCCGCCGAAGTTCGCCGAGAGGTGCGCACCCTGCTGGATGAGGATCTGCATCGGGCTCTGACCGGCAACGATCGCCTCGAACACGTGCGACAGGCGCGTGGGCAGGTAGATGAGCGCCTGGTTGTACTGCTGGGCGCTCACTGCCGCCGCGTTCGTCGCCTGCGCGTTGCGCGTGACTTCAGCGCCCAGTTGCGCTGCGCTGCCTGCGCTTGCCTGTACGGCCTTGCCGGCCGCCGTCGAAGCGGCGGCGAGGTTCGATTCGGCACCGGTCGCGCGCGCCGCGGACTCGGAAAGCTTGTCGAGCGCGGGACTGGCGGCGACGACCTGCGAGGAGTCGACGCGTAGGCCTAAGTTTGCGATGTCCATGATTTAACCCCGCATGCCGCCGCACATGTCACGCATTCCGCCGGTACCCGCTCGGCAGTCGCGCGTGATCGGCGTGGTACCGCCAGCCGCCACGTACTCCCAGGCGCCCACGTCGTAGGACGCGCCGGACGGACGCGCGGTGCCTGCGATGTCGTTCGCCGCGTTGGTCGAGTCGGTGGTGCCCGCGTTGATGAGCGAAGAGCCCGAGGGCAGGCGGAAGTCGCGTGCGGCGTCGGTCGTTGCGACGAATGTCGTGCCGCTGTACGAGACGCCGCCAGTGAACCCCGTTTCAGGGCTTGCCTGATTCGTGCGGCACGTCGTGATCGTCGTCGTGCCGGCGTTGTGGTAGGCATCCGTCGCACCGAAGATCGCGACGTTCTCAAGGACGCTCGTGCCGCTTGGATAGCTGACATCGACGCCGACGCTTGCGGCGGTCTTGTCGCTGGGCACGGCGAACGTGCTGTTGTAGCACTCGATTCGGCCCTGCCCAGAGACGATATCGAACGAGGCGTTCGTGCCGCGCTTCACCACGAGGCTGTTGCGGATTGTGATGAAGCCGTTTGCGGAGAGTGGGACGCCGACGGCCTCGAGGATGCAGTTGTCGATCGTGACGGGCGTTGCGCCGATGAGGACAGCGTTCTGCGCCGTCGAGGTGTTCTCGATCTGCAGGCCGCTGATTACCGCGTTCGCTTCGGCGATGGAAACACAAGGATTATAGTTATCGCTGCAGGTGATCGCCGCGCCGTTCGCGGTGTTGTAACGAAGCGCGTTCGACTGAACGCCGGCGTTGTCGCGGAAGCTCGCGCCCGCCTGGCAAGTCAGGCGCTTGAATCGCGTCGCATCGGTGGTCGATCCGCTGATCGTGAGAATCGGGCCGCTGCCGCTCGAGAACGTCTGGTTCTTGAGCTGACCTTCCCATATCTGATCGGAGGTGACGAGATTGGCTGGGGCGGCGTCTTCCCACGCCTGCAATGTGGAGTAATCCCCGCCTGTGCCGATGGTTTTGACGACTGTCGTGGTCATGGTTTCCTCTCAGGTCGCGAATGTCATGTTGATGGACTTGGCCCAGGCGATGCGGTTGATGCCGTAACGGATCGCATCGGCGCCGTGATCCGGGCCGCTGGAGTCGACGTCTTCGATGCGTTTGTGATCGCGCGCGAGGTACGGGACGGTTTGCCAGAAGTAATCGCACGCTCGCGAGACGTAGAGCCCCGGCACATCGGGCTTGCCCGCATCGGCGAGCATTCTGCGCATGCGCTGCCATCCGCTGATGCGGTCCGCCTTTTTCGCGGGCTGGAAGCGCACGCCGGCGCGCGCAAATTCGTCTGCGATGGATCCGGCGCTCGAGCCCGCCTTCGCGAAGATTGCGTCGTCTGCAACGCCTTCCGGCGAGACCTTCCATCGATCGCACAGCTCGGAGCGAATCGCTTCCGCCGTAGTTGCCGCAGTCCAGCCGAGCCCCATATTCAGGTTGTCGCGTCGATACGCGGCGAGCTCGTCGAGCACGACGATCGAGCCGCGCGGGAAGAACTGCTCGCCGATTTTGTCGCCGGGCGACTCGCACATCAGGTACGTCGCGCTCGGCGCGCTGCTGCCGAAGTCGTGACTCAACCAGTGGTCCCAGCGGTCGCCGTGCCTGTCTTTCGGGACTTCGGCGAACGATCCGACGGCGTTGCGCTTCTCATCGAGCACGCTTGCGAAGTAGGCGCCGCGCGCGACTGCCCAGTCGCCCTCGAGCCAGGCGCGCAGCAATTCGGGATCCGAAGGCGCCGAGCTCTCCAGCTGCGCGCGATATGCCGCCTGATCGATGAACGGGTTGTCGAGAAAGGTCGACGGCGCGTGGACCCATTCGCGCTTGGACTTCTCTTCGAGGAACGGCATCCACGGCTTCGCACGGAACACGTAGCGGCGTGCGATCCAATGATGACCGGGCCCGCCCGGATTCGCGGCGACGACCATGCGCAACGGAATGTCGCGTGGACCGCGAAGGTTCGACCGCATCAGGTCGAGCAAGTCGGGCGACGCGTACTGGCCTGCCTCCGACACGATCAGCAGAGTGAAGCTGCGGCCCTGGTACTTCGCATAGTCGGCCTGCGACTCGAGCTGCCCGAACTCGGCATAAGCGCCATTCGGGAAGCGCCACACGTGATCGGAGCCGTTGTAACGCGCCGCCTCGCCGTACACAGCGCCGAACAATTCGCGGCACACGAGCTCGAAGTCTGCGAGCCCCTTGTAGCTTTGGCGCTGATACAGGATTCGCGCGCGTGCCCCGTACTCCTCGACATGCTTCAGGATCAGTAGCGCGATGGTGTAGTCCTTCCCACCGCCGCGGCCGCCGCCCAAGAAAATGTCGAAGCCCTCGTGCATTTCGAGCACGCGCTGCTGAAAACGCGACCGCTGCGGCATCAAATCGGCAAAGATCAAGTCCGATGCGGTCATTCGCCGCGCTCCCCAGTCTGCTCCGACACGACTGACTGCATGTATTGCTCGCGCGTCATCGATTTGGGCAGATTGAAGGTGATGTTTACGCGACTGCCGCTTTCCGGCGTCTCAGTGCGGTAGCCGTGGCGACTGTTGAGCAGGAAGAACGCGGCGAGCAGCCGGTCCTTATCTGCCTTCGCCTCCGTCGCGACGCGGTAGATCTCGTTGTGCAGCGTGTGTCGCTCGCGCTCGCGGCCGCGCTCGAAAGCTTCCTTCAGGTCCTCGTGCTCGCGCAGCCATCGGCCGAGCGTGTCCTTCGACGTGCCGAGCTTCTCTGCGATGCCCACGATGCTCCAGCCGTCGGCGGCGAGCTCCGTGATGCGCGCGGCCGCGGCCGCCGGCGGCGGCTTCTTCGGCCGCCCGAGGGCGACGAGCGGCCCGGGCGGCGGCGGTGCGGCAACCTGACGCGACATCAGTGTTTGACGCCCAACGTCTCGGCAACTTTGCGCGCGTGCGCGGCCTGCTCACTCTGCGAAGCGCCCTGCACGAGCGGTGCGAAGGCGGGCGTCTGGCGAAGCTCTTCGATCAGCCCATTGCGCGACGTCGGCTTGCCGGTTGCGCTCAGGATCGTCACCACGGCGTCGTCGTCCTTCGCTTCGGCACGGACACGTTCGAGCACATGCGGCAACAGCACATCGTATGCACCGGGGCGTGCGATCTCAGTGACGATTGCTCGCGCCGCCCTTTGACGATCGCCGCAGACATCCGCGCGCTCAGCGCCTCCCCGCCGTGGGCAGCCGCCTCCGCTGCGATGAGGGGCTCCATTTCGGTCAGGATCTTGTCGTGCTCGGCCTGCCACTCGGCGGACCCCGGCTCGAAGGCCTTCAGGCGCGCGGCGTTCTCGCGGACGAATTTCTCGCGCGGTGTCTCCGCAGGATCGTCATTGTCGACGGGCTTGCCCTTCAGCTTGCGAACCTGCCGCAGCAGCTCGCGCACCTTGCGCTTGAGGCCCGTCACATCCTCCGGCACGGTCTCGTCGATGTCAGTCTCGGTCGTCATGGTGGTGATGCTCCCCGTCAGGCCGCGATCGAGGCGATGCGGCGTTCCCACATCGCAATCTGAGCGGGCGAGTAGCCGAGCAGCCCGACCGCATTGCCCGAGCGCAGCGTTTTGTAGAGCGCGAAGGCGTCAATCAGCCCGGTCGTGCCGTTGGTGCTGGGGTTCACGAGGAGACCGCCGACCCACTTCGTGAGTCCTGTCGCCCAGGCGTTCGCATCCTCGGCGAGCGCAAGCGATGCGGCTTCCTCCGGATTCTCCGCCGCGACCGATTCCGCCCACGCCTTATCGAGCGCTTTGGCCTCGACATCGGGAAGCGCAATCGGCGAGCGCAGCAGCGCCAGCATGAGCCGCTCGTTCTTGTCGAAGGCGGTGAACATCGCAACGCGTGCGCTGTATTCCATCGCCCGATACACGCCGCGCAGCTCAACATCGACCACCGTCGCCGCCGTGTCCGCGGCCGGCACCGCAAAGAGCGCCGCGTGCTGAGTCGCAAGGTCTGCGGCGATCCGCTCGAGCGCAGCGTACTGCGCACCGACCGCCGTCACTGCCGTGGTGGCCGCCTGGACGTACACCGCGCCCCGCCCGTCACCGCTGAGCCCCGTGTTGTTCGCAGCGGCCGCGACCGTCGCACCCCACTGGTCGAGGGTATTGAGCACGCGCGCCGCCGCGAGGTACGACGGGTCACTCGTCAGGAACATGCGCTCGCTTGCGCTCAGGTGCTCGGTCGACGGCTCGAAGCGATCGGACTCGACGGTGCGCGGCGGAGGCGCAAAGCCTGTCATTACGCCGCGCTCGCCCTTGATGGGTTCGAAGATCAGGCGCAGGGCGCCCCCGACGAGCTCGACCTTGATCGCCTTGTAGCGCTTGAGCTCGGTCAGGTTGAAAGCTGCGGATTCAACGGTCATGGGATCGTCTCCGTGCCGGCCTCGCCGGCGTTGTGGGAAGGGGATGGTCGATGAAGCGCCAGGAGCCGCCCGCACTTCCTCGACGCTGGCGCCTGTGGCCTGCGCGATCTCATACGGGCCCAGCCCGACAGCGGCCATAGCAGTGATCGCCTGGCGCATCTCGGCGGCCGTGCGCGGGCGGTGCTGGGTGCGACGGGCGTGCTCGACATCCATCAGGCCGCCCCTCGCGGCGCAGGCGCGGCGCTCAGCGCGAAGGTGGTCCGGCAGTGGCGACACGTGTGCTCGGCGGCGCCTGCGGCAATCGGCGAGCAGATGCACGTGCAGTGCGGGTTCGGGCACACGCACCACCTGCGGCCGGCGCGGGTGGTGGAGATCCAGGCGGATGCAGTCGATTCGCGCGATTTTCGCGACGGAAGTCCGTATCCGGGTCCGTATGGCGCTCTATGTGACTCTTCTGATTTCATGAAACGCTATGAAAATAGGCTATTTTGAACTTACAGGATCAGTCGACCCCTGCCGTGTGATGGCAGAAGTGTGGCCGAAAGGGGTACAGGCGACCTGATCGCCCCTTTTATGGCGGCGGGGAAATGCGACTGAGCAGGCTTCCCGCCTCTCGGTCCACAGCGTCCGAATGTCCGAATCGCGTCCGAATCGTCCGGTTTCGTACGGCCCCAGGCGTCCGACGAATCCGGAAACACCTGTAAGGTGTCCGGTTTCGGACGGGGCTTTCGGACGGGACGTCGTACTCACGGAGCCTCCGTCAAGGTGAGAGTGAAACCACCCACGGCGTGCACCAGCCACCCGAATTTGACGAGGCCTTCGGTTGCCTCCTGCAGGCGCTGCCGATTGAGGCCTTGGGATTTGGCGAGTGCGCGGAAGTCCGGGGAGCTGATGAGGGTGACGCCGTCGTGCAGGCGCTGCCATTCGACGAGGGCGGCAAGAAGGGCCGCCTGATTCTTGCCGGTGGGCGCCTTGCGCTCGGTGCTCGGCTCCTCGGCGGGGCGCACGACACAGGTCGTGACCGGATCGCCGTCGGCATCGCGCCCCACCTCGACGACATCGAGCGCGAAGGCATAGCGCCCGCCGGTGGGCAGGTCGCGCTGCTTCGTGATGGTCGCAACGTGGATGCTGCCGGTCTTCGTGATCTCTATTTCGGTGTCGAGTGCGGCCTTGAGCGAGGAATGCCCCCTGGCACCGCGGCTTTCGTCCTTGCCGAAATGGTGAACGACGACCACGGTTGCGCCGATAGCCAGCCGCAGTTGATCGAGCCCGCCGATAGCGGCGCCCATGCCCTCGGCAGCGTTCTCATCCGCGCCCGGCATGGCACGCGCCAGCGTGTCGACCGCGATCAGGACACACTTCATGCCGTGCTCGGCCTCGGCCGCGCGGATGAAGGCGATCAGGTTCGCGACGTCATCGGGGGCGCACAGGTTCAGCGGGCCCGGCGTGAGCCGGAGCGGAATGCCGGCGCGGAGCTTCATGTGATTGACGCCTGCCCACAGGCGATTTTGCGCGGCGATGTATCCCTCGAGCTCGACGCAGATGACGAGCCCGGCCAGCACGGCGTGAGCGCGCCAGGGCGAGCCGGAAGCCACGCACAGCATGAGCTCGACGAGCGCAAACGTTTTGCCCGAGCCCGACGCGCCCACGATGGAAACCAGCGTGCCGAGGCCGAGCACGCCCTTGACCACTTGCGCGCCGCCAACATTCGGGCGCACGTCCGCGAGGTTCAGCCCGGGAAGCGTCGACGCCTGCCCGTGAGGCACGTGAGTCGAGACTCGGTCGAGCTCGCGCCGGGCACTCTCGATGATCTCCGCCGCAGGGCGAGCGCCGAGCGCGGCATCGGCGAGCCGGGCGGCGATGGCCTGGAGATCGCGGGCTGCGCGCTTGTCCTTGAGGACGCGCACATACGGCCCGATGTCCGGCGGCGCCTTGCGAGCGAGCGTGCCGAGATATGGCAGGCCGCCGGCGTCATCGAGCCGGCCGCGCCGCTGCAGATATTCTGCGACCGTCACCGGGTTGGCGCTGCCATCGATCTCGATGGTCGCCGCGATCGCCGGGAACGCAACGTGGTGATCCGGTCGGGGGAAGTCGTCCGCATCGAGAGCGGCGACATGAGTCGCTGACGACGTTGTGCCGTCCATCAAGCCGCCGAGTACCGCCTCAGCGGAGGCGTCGGAGGGTGGTGGCTCGAGATTCAGGACCGTGTCGCGTGATGCGCTCAAGAACGGGCCCCGCGCATCAGCGAAAGGTGCGCCTCGATGACGCGGCGAAGCTGGAGCCAGCTACCGCATGCGGCGCAGAGACCGGAGAGGAGAGAAATCCCTCGCGTGTAGCCGCAGTTGCGGCACGCGTTATACTGCCGGCGTTCCCCGCTTGAAATGCCGTGTCCGCGAGCACCACCTCGCGGCGCGGCGCCGTGGGCGCGCATCAGGCCGTCGCAGTCTGCTCGGGGAGAGTCGAGCGCCGGATTAATTCACTGCCGGGGATGAACGTTCGGCCGCCTTCGCGAATCACGCGCAGCTTGCGCGGGTCATCGTCGGGCCGCGCCATATCCTTGAACGTTGCGGCCTGCGACTGCCGCAGGATCGCGCTCCCCTCGGGGATGTCGTAGCGCTGTCTCGCGTCGACGAGCGGCGGGGGCGGGACGGGTTTCTTTCGTGTAGCCATAGGAGCCTCCTGTGGAGGCCCTGGAAACTACACATTACTATCTAGCGATATAACGGCTGTAAATGGCCTGAATTCGCGATTTACTGTCCGGGTGGGGGTTGGGGCGGCGGCCCGCCGAGCGATGGTGTCGATTCGGTGAGTCGCTTGAGCGCGCGCCGTGTCCACCTGAGGTCCGTGATGCCGTCGTTGATGATTGAACCGAATACCGCCTCGGCGACGCGCACAAAGGAGTCCGTAGCGCTC